TGCGTTTGGTCCTCCGGCTAATACAATTGATTGTCCTGCTATGAAGTTATCCAATAACGCAAGATCAACTAGGATGTAGTTTGATCCAAGGTTTACGTCAATGATTGGGCAGGTCTTTGTGATTTTTGTTGTGGTGGTTAAGATATAACCTCCTTGTGGGATAAGTCCACTGATTAAAGGAATAACAATTGACTTGGTTAATGTTCCAGGATAGTTAAAATCTGGAGACGCAAAATTCGTGTTGTTATATAAAGTTGCGGATGGTCCCTGTAATTTGAGGACTGATTTAGAGTCTACAAAATAGGTAACGGCACTATAGTCCGTAACGTCATCTGCTTTAAAAACGTGTGTTGAAGTAATGATTGTTGAGGTTACTGAGATGGTAGTTGCCATTTGATATATTTTTACCAAAAATAGAAAATAATTACAACAAAAAAGGGGCTAATGCCCCTCTCTTGAAAATTTATGCTTTTGCGGTCCCTGCTTTTTTAACTTTCGGGGTTTGTTCCGGTTCGAAATCCCCGTAGACAAGTTTGTGAATTCTTTCCTCCACCTCTGGGTTGAACTTCAGATAAGTGATGAGGACGTTTATCTTAATAGGTGCTGCGTCGTCGTATGGACAAATGGTTCCAATGATGTCATCATTAGGTCCTCCTATAAATACAAACATCTTTCTCTTAGTATCCATAGAGATACATCTTTCTTTTAAAGCAAGGGTAACTAATTCCCTTAACTTAAAGTCTGGGCCTTTGTTCTCAGATAGTTTAGCTAAGAATTCGTAGCCATAAACATCAGAATCACCGGATAGTTTACGAGATGTTTCGTCTGCTACGATTGCGGCCCATATAGCTTTCTGTTTAAGGGCTGTAGTTTTATATTGTTCAATTGGTAGTCCAAGGTGACGGGCAACCATGTCTAATTGTGCTTCTGTCATACCACCTTCTGTAGGATCTTCGAAGATAAGTCTTTCGGCTTTTAATCTTGGTCTGCGTTTTGAGGCTTCTTCTGCGGCACTCTTCTCTGGATTAGAGATTTCTAGCACGTAATCCTTGATGGTATTAGCATGTGCATTTAAAGAGTTCTTTACTTTTCTACAGAAATCTGATAGGAAAATATAAAGTTCTACGTCTTCTTGTTGAATAACGATGGTAGCGTTTCCATTTCTATGGCCGTATGATTGATAGTACTCAGGCTTCATGTCTCTGTAATGCACTCCATCTGGCTCAATGGTAGCTGTGTTACAGAAGTGAACTAAATGAGGACCTGCCTCTGCTCTCTTTTTAGAGAAGTCAAATCCAGTAATTTCACTTGCATCGTTATATTCGATGGTTCCGTGGAATGTATCGTTTAATAAGATGGGGCTACCTGCCGGACCTACCTGTACGAAGTAACCTTCTTTGTTTGTTGGTAGTTTGGATAAAAGATCCTGTGGTGATTGGACGTATTTTCCGTCTCCAATTTCATTTTTCTTCTTTGTAATGTAAGATTTTGCGAAGACTGCTTTTTTCTTATCAATAAGTATCATAACGGTTTTGTTTTAATTATTACCTAATTCTCGGTAAAAATAGTAATATATTTGAAATAAAAAAACCCTGATAAAATTAATTACCAGGGTTTTTAATATTTCGATCAAGTACTAGGTACCTTGAACTTGGATAAATCTGTTAGCTCCGAACCACTCGTAAGAAACGTTGGCTTGCATGTTGATATCGTAAGTATCCACGTTAGTGATTTCTTGACCTCTCACCCATGTTTTGTAAGCACGGTTAATACCACCCAATGACTTATATCTCATTGTAACGGTATCTCTCGATACTTTATTAACAGGATCAGTCATAGAGGCCAAAGGCAACATGAATCCTAAGTTTGGAACTGGGTAACCTAATGCACCTGTACCGTTAGGGTCGGTAAATAAAGGCTCTCTCATAGATACATATTTGTATCCACCAAGTTCTACTCCGATAAATGCGAAGTTGTATTTCTTACCTTGAACAGCCATAGCGTCTCCATATACATATGGTAGAGAAGAATCTCTATCGTAACGGATACCGGTATAGTAGTTGTTGGTAGCCAATAATGACTCAGCCTCAGTGTACTGCTTTCTACCTTGTAACCAAAGGATTGCTCTGGAAGGAGAAACGTATTGAGCATCTAAAGCATCACCAGCCTGGCTGAAGATACCCATGGTCATTGAACCAACTGAATAAGGAATTGGAGTTCCGTATAAAGTAGTAGTTCTCTTTAACCCTTCAGATGCTCTTACTGTACCGTCGCTACCAGAGTCAACAACAACAGAAGTGTTGGTATTCTTCTCACCCCAATAGTAAAGATCGGCATGTTGTTCCATCATACGGAACTCCATTTGTTTTGCATTTCTTACTACGTAGGTATTACCTAAACCTGCAGGAAGTTCGATATTAGCTGCGGTGTACATACCTGCTAACGATACTGCGTCAACACTAGCTTCGTTGGTAGCTTCTGAACCAGAGAAATTTAAACCTTCTTTTAAGATAGAAAGGTTAAAGTTTCTACGTAATACAGGAGTAACAATTCCACCTGGTTGTCCGGTTCCTTCACCAAAAGCCGAAGGTCCAATTTTCAATAACACTCCACCAGAGATAGAGATTGTGATTGTAGGATCAAGCGGTGCAATTGTAATAGAAGGGGTAACTCCACTGTTTGTTACAGTTTCGATACGATACAATCTTTGGTTGTTGTTTGGGTCAACGATTGTCCACTTTTCACGTACCGGTAAAAGTCCGTTTAAAGTAGAGTTGTTAGATAATGCCAAGTTAACTACAACCGAAGCACCAGGAGAAGCTGCCACGTATGGACCACCTGCTGCTGTTAAAAGGTTTTGGTTAATTGGAAGATCTTCAAAATGGTAATAAGTCTCTTGGTTCACTGGAACCGATTGACTGTTTGTCAACGACTTGATAAGCATTGCTGCGTTATAGTGCTGATCTCCATAGGCGGCAAATATTTCACGGCCGATGGCAAATTTTTCCAAAAGTGGGTCTATCGAAGTAATTAAACTTGTATATAGACTCGATGCTGTATTATTGCTCACTGTCTTTAAGTTTTATGGGGTTTATATTTAATTTCCCATAGCCCTTTAACTGCTTTTCACTATCCGTTCATTGCTCTTTTCACCGCTTCTTCCTCCGACAATATGCCTTCTGGATTATCAGTGCTAGCTGCAATTTTCAATTTTGAGGGGTTATCGGCCTCGATCTTATCTTCTTTGATTAGGGATGATTTTGTCTGTGCTATCACTTCTTTAATCAGCCTTCCTCTAAATTCATAGAACGTTGCCATTTCTGCAATTTTCTGAGCCATTTTCGCGTTCTCACTATCTGGTTCAGGATACCCCATTTGGTTAATTACTCCACCTAGGGAACTTTTGTAGAATTCTTTTTCCTCGTCACCAAAGGTAAAACTTTTTAAGACAACTGGCTCATCCTTATCTGTTTTAAGAAATTCGAATTTGCCTTCTTTATTTTTTGCCTCGTCAAAAATATCGACCTTAAAGTTCTCTGCTGCTTTATTAAGTTCGTCGTTCCATTTAGTTTTAGACTGTTCAATCTTAGATTGTCTTTCAGCTATTTCTTCTGGGGTGACACCATTATTTGCAATCTTGGTTTTAATTTCTTTGATCTCGTTGACAACCGTTTCTGCTGATTTTTTAAGCTCGATGGTTTTCATTTTCTTGTCAAACAAATCTTCCTTGGTAAGGGCCTCGTCTGTAGGGTCCATATCTACTAGATATTGTTTAATAAAACGATCCTTGATAATATCTTCATCCCCTTTAAACTCAGGGTTTTTAAGAACGTGATCTTTTACCAATAGATCAATATAATCCATCGGTTCCATGGTGTCTTTTACCTCGGTATTCTTATAGAACTGGAAGGTTTCTGGATCGTCTTTTCCGGTAACCTTTGCGAAGGTATCAAGCTCTTTTGCATATTGGCTTTTATACTCCGGTTCTACTCCGTGTCTCCTTGATTCAATATAGGTATCAAGTTCTTCTTGAGAGGCAAAACCCTTCTGTTCCCAGTATGTTTTTTCTGGTTCTACGGATGTGTCGGTTGGAGTAGCTGGGGTTGTTTTTGATGGATCATCTTTGTTGATAACTTCCTCAAATTTTTCACCTGCGTTAAATTTCGCAATAACTTCTTCTTCTGTTAATTCTTCTGCCATAATTACTTAGTTTTAAGCAAAAATAATAGAAATATTCAAATAAAAAAATTATGCTTGTCCTTGTGTTTGAGGAGCCATTGTCGAAGCATACTGTTGCATTGCCGTTTGCATAATCAAATCAAGTGAACTTCCGGTGATGTCTTGGTTGCCTTGCTCTTTCATTTGTTCTATTGCGTAATAGGCTTTTGCGGCTTCTAGTATAACTCCTTTTTGTATTTCAAGATCCGTAGTAAACTTCAGTAATTCCATTTGACCTGCTGCCTTTTGTTGCTCAAGTTGCATAAGTCCTTTATTCTGATTGTCTGCGTTTTCCTGTTGCATTTTTTGCATTTGGCCTTCTCTCTTGTCGATTAGCCTTTGCATGAAACCTTGGATATATTTTATCTCGACGTTGCTTTCTAGCATGTCAAGAATTTTGAAGTACTCCATGAATGTAAGTCCAGGTTGTCCATTTCTTCCTGCTTGTAATGCTGCTACTGCGGCTCCTTTTACATCTTCTTTTAGGGCTCCGCTTATTCTCAACGTCATCTTTAATCCGTACTGAGAATAGTTCTTTTCGCTGGCTGTCTTTAAAATTTGTACGATATCTGGGCCAAGGATGTTTTTATATTCTTCACTGATCTTGTCGTTATGTCTAAATATTACTTGTCCTCTTAATAGGATGTTTAGTGCACAACTTGATTTAACGAAGAAATATGCGTCTATCTTTGGTTTAAGCAATGATACACTTGCTGCCATTTGGCCTTCATTTACTCTTGCTCCTTCTGGTAGTCCGGTGCTTGATCCTATGAAGCTAGGGTTCATTCCTGACAAACTCGATAGCATCATACTCATTGAGTTCCATGCTCCAACGAAGTCTTCTAATGCTCCTTGGTAACCGCCTTTCATTGGGATTACGGGTGGTCCTGAGTTTGGTGCTTGTACAGGTCGGTCTTTCCTCTTATTCATTGAGTTCCAGAATCCGGAACCTGTTTCGTTTATACCTTTAATTATATCGTATGGTTTAATCTTATCCCCTACGTTTGCGTTTACGAGGGCTGAAAGATCATATAGGTTTCCGTCTGGCCTTGACTTGGCAATACCATTTTGGAAATTTAACCATGCTAATTGTACGTTATCGAATACTGGTTTGCATCTTTCTACTATGGATGGATCGTCCATTTGGTAGTAGTGGAATGAGCATCTTGCTTCTGCTCTCTCGGTTCTTGGCATGTCGTATTGTAAACCGTAGTCATAACAATAGTCCGTTCCAACGATCCATGAGCAGGTATAATAATTGATTGTGTCTTTTTTAATTGTTTTTCTAGTTGGGGATTTGGTAAAGGTTTTACCATATTTCCCTCTTGAATATTTTGTTCCATTTTGGGTTTGTTGTTCGGTGTAGTATTCTGTGTCTACTGATCTGTATTCACATTTAAGAACGGGTACTCTAAATGCGTACCACTCGCAATTGCCAAGACTCCCTCTGGAAACTGCGTTTTGCTGTAGGTAGGCTTCGTAGGATGTTCCGTAGTTCCAACGCGATTTATCCGGATTACCATACCACCCGCAAGCGTTTTGGGCAATAGCAAATAATTCTTCTTCTGGGAGTCCTGATGCTTTCTTCAGATCTTGAACGGTCATAAGGTCAATGAAACCTCCGTCGATTACCTCTCCGTCTGTGGTGAGTCTTATGATAAGGTTAAGGGGGTCAATGTATTGTGTCTTTACGGTTTGAGTTTCTGGATCCACATAGTCGCGAACGCAAAGTCTTCCAAGGGTAAAGATATCGTCAAGGAGTTTGTTCTTTAATTTAAGGTCCCAACGGTTAAAGCCATTAAATACGTTGTTTATATATTTCTCCCAAGCGTATTCTGCTTTGTTCTTATAGACTCCCATTTGCTCAAGGATTTCGAATTCCGCTATAGAGTCTGGGGCCATGGTGTTTTCGTCCATGCCTGGGTTTGCCTGGAAGATGCCTTTCATTTTGTTCTTAACGTAGTCTACCATCATACGTTCTTTTCTCTCGTCCCTTGCGTATTGGTCTTGAGAGGAAATAACCGGATCGTAGTCCCATTCGTTAAGTTTACTGATGAACCCATCTTTGTATTGCAACGCAATTTTCAGGATATCCCAGTTAACGTTCATGTATCCCTTCTTAATAATCTCGTTCTGGTCGTTGCGTCCGTATATAAACTCTTGGTAGATTTCCTCTGCTTGTCGGCCTCTTGAATAGTTTCTTAGTTGAATAAGCTGATCTCTTTCTGAGAACCTTGAGTAGGCAAATATGCCGGTTCCCCATCCAGAGTAGAAAGCTTTGGCAAACTGCAGCGCAAATTGTTTTGCAGAGTCTCCTTTTCTTTTGGACATTGGAGATATATCGTCGGAAGGAAATAGGTTAGAGCCTTTATTTTCGTATTTGTCCCCTGCAAAAAGTTTTGATTTAGTTGCCATGTAAGAAGCTATTTCCTACAAAACTAATAAATTATCTTTGTTTACCCCAAAAGTCTTCAGGATTAAACTCTTCATCTTCGTCTTCCTTGCTCATTCTTTTTTCTGAAAGAACCATTGGGCGGTACTTATAAGACAATAATGCACCTGCAACGGAAACAAATAAGTCGAGTTTAGTCATATCCTCTTTGGACTTCATCTTTCTACATTCGTCAAGAACCTCAATATGGTTTTCGTTTAATGCGTAGTATTCGATGTAGTCGCGCACTTCGGATATAAGTTCATCCTTTGATTGCTGTCCTCCTGTGTGGAAGCCTGGTGTATCTCTGTACTTTCCCTTATCTGCTAACCATGCGTATCTTAATAAGCCTCCGTAGCCTCTGTTCTCAAAGTGCTTAACTACTGAGTTAATGTTTGTTTCGGGAAACATTTTGCAACCAAAGTACCGGCACATCATAAGCATCTCTTCCATATAGATATCGTCAAGCTGTGGTTTGTTTTTGTAGGTGCAAACTATTTTGTGGCTCTGCCATTCGCTTACGGGTTTTTCAAGGTCATCGTTTTGGGCTGGATAAAGGACGGCTCCTGATGCGAAGGAGGCTGCTGCTTTATCCTCTCTTTGTTTGGCTTGGTTTTTTGTTTGGTAAGTAACTGGGTCGGCAGATGCGTGGTAGACGTCATCTATTACCTCCCATGTTTCTAGGTCTCTATTATATTGGACGCGATTGTGTGAACCTTCTGCTAACTTTTTACTTAGGAAAAACCTACCTGAAGTGGACGGTTTCCATTCAACGTGTGCCTTTGGCAGGAAGTAGTCCTGTAATCTTAGGTTCCAAAACTTCTCTGCGGTGAGTGGTGGGTATCCGTCGATGATCCAAACGAAGTCTCCTTGCTCCCGTGGGTCTTGTTCCAATGACAACATCCTTCTTAACTGATCGGTTCTTAAGTCAATCTTTTTAATGTTAAATCCTATCTCTCCGGCAATGGATCTCCAGATATCTGCGTAACATGGTGGGTTCTGTCTTTTGAACTGAGCAAGTTTTCTAAGGTTTTCGATTATGGGGTTTGCCTCGTACTCGGCAATTTTACTGTTAATATATTCTTTGGCCCCGATGTCCCATTTCGTGAATGCCTGTTGTTCGGGGGTTGGGTCGTCGATAATAGACTCTCCATATGGTCCAATGAAGTTTTCAAGTCCGTCCCATGATGGCATGTAGATTAATGCTAGTCCGGATTTTGTCTGTCCAGATTTTAAGCCTCGTTGGTAGAAGTTAGATGCGTCGCACATCCTTTTAAAGTTTGCTCCGGCTCCTCCTTCCATATCTTCTACTGTAGAGGGATGCAAGGAGAATGCGTATCTGTTCCTTTCCGATTCTGCTCCCTGTGCCATTGCTGGTTTAACAAGGTTCCATTCATCGTAAACGTCAATAAGGTCTGTCTTTGCTTCCTCATCAAGTAATATTATTCCTGTGATTTTATTGTGGTCATAGTAGTGTCTGCTTACTACTGGTGAGAAGTCTACCGTGGAGTCAAGCTCTGTGGACTCTACTGATACGTTTGAGTTAAAGTTTTTAGAGTTTTGTTTAGCTGCTGGAGACTTATATGTAATTTCTGTTTTTGGTCTTGTTGTAACGTCATTAATCGGCTTAAAGAAAAAAGCCATACGTCTCCACATGGGTACAAATTTAGAGTTCCAGTGTCCTTTTACTGTTGACTCGTGGTTTGCGCACATTGAAGAATATGCTTGTGGCCCGGCCACTACTATTGAGGTGAAGTGAAGTTTTGAAAGGCTTTTACCTGTTTCCCCTTCTCGTCGTGTTTTAGGGTTAATGACTCCGAAAAAAAGTAGACGTCCTGTGTCAATCATTTCGTAGCTACCGTCTTCTTCTGGGATAGCGTTTCCTTCCTTGTTTATGTTGGCGAATGTTTCTGTTGTGGTGTATAGGTAGGTGTACGCAATATCCTTGCGTCTGTCCTTATCCCTGTACTCACCAAACATACTTTGAACTTTCTTTCCTGTCTTCCGGTCGGTGACTGTATAGCTACCTGTAGAATAGTTAAGGTATTGGTAGTGCCATGGTGATATCCAGGTAGGTTTTCCTTTGATATATACCCAGTATCCGTATAGGCAATGGAACCATTCTCTTTTGATAAACTCTATTTCCTCTGCCCAGTTTTCTTTGTGGGCGGTAAGTACTCTCCAGATTTCATCTGCTCTTCCATCTTTTTCTTTCTGGAGCTTTTTAAGTTTTGCTGGTATTTCTCGTCTTTCGAAATATTGATCTTTGGGGTCTAGTCCGTAGTTGGCAATCTTCTCTGGAGGTGGTTTTAATATTGGGCAGTCTTTCGCGTTCGGATGCCAAAACTTATAAATCTGCTTTATAGTTTTATTTATGTCAATGCGTATTGGGGTAAGATCCTCGTCTACGTTAATGAAAAAGTGTGTATCTGGTTTCTCGTACTTATACTGCATATTTTACAAATATAACACTTTACAGTTTTGCCAATATCTTATTTCTCTGCATTCTAACGTAGTGATTTCCTTGTCCGTTAAAGGTTCTGTGTATATCGTATTCTAAGTCTACGGATGCGTGTTTAATGAAGGCTACTCTATCTCCTACCTTTAAATCAAAGCGGGTGTCGGGGAGTTGTGATCCGTATTCAAATCCTGCTGAAATAAATTGAGGGTGATAGGCTGTGTTTGGTTTTCCTATAAACGCAATTATTCCGGTTTCGGCTTTTGGGTTCTTTATGTTTCCTGGGATGTAGAATTCTGTTTGGAAGTCTATGTCGTTCTGTTGAACTAGCATGTAGCCGTTTAGCATTGTAACAACGTAGTTTTCTCCGTCAAGTTCTAATATATCACCATGAGGAAAGTTACTATATTTAAGCCTTCTCTTCGAAAGAATAACAGCGTGATAAGGAACGTGCACGTACAAATGGCCTTCTGATTCGAAAGACTTTCCCTCAAACCGAGAAACTGAAACATCGGTTCTTCTCAAGATAACTTCGTCCCCTACTAAAAGCTCCATCTCTGTTTCCCATGGCATATTACCGTGATCCATTTTAATAAACGTCAATTTCTCTGGGACCGTAATAACCTCACCCACGAGTCTTTGATGCTGCTCCTCATTGAAGATAGTCTCAAGGGCAAGTGTTCCTACTCCTGGAAGTTGGAGCTCGTCGGTTTTCTTAGTTAACTTTATTAGTACGTGATTGCTTATTGGCTTCATTTTTCTGAAATTTAATAAATTTTTCAAGGGCTTTTTCTGATGATAGTGCCTGAAGGTAGTGATATTCTGTATCAAAGTTTACAGCCGTCATATCGTATTGGAGTTCTATTTGTTCCACTTTATGAGTTGGTACGTGGATTCTGTAGTACTGATGGTTGGGCTCAATTATGAGGGCTTTAACCGGTTTACCTTCGTACATAAGGACTACTTTTTTTGCTAAGTTTTGTTTTGCCATAATTTAGAACGGGATATCTTCGTCCCCTGTTGGGACTATTAATTGGTTTAAAGGTGTTAATTTTTGTGGTATATGTAATTCTGATTGCTGCGTTTGGTTGGTTATCCAATTAGAGGAGTCTGGTGTGTAGCGGTAATACCTGCCGTTGGTCCAATCCCATTCAAGTTCTACTTGTCCAGGTTCTCCCCAGTGTTTGAATTTTACTTTTTGGACGTAGATTTCTGTACGTTTCGTAGTAAAATTCCGGTAAACACTGATACCGTTATGGGTTTTATTAAAGAAGTTGGCAGATCCGTTAATGTTATAAAGATTTGGCACCTCGTATAATCCTGTGTTCTTATCTTTCTGTATCTTTGTTGGGTGAGCCACTAGGAATAAATGCACTCCGTATCTTTCGCAAAACATGGCAAGTTTATCAAGTTCCTTGCTGATGTACTGCGTTTCTGATCCCACCCAATTATGTTCAATCTTGTTCCAAGCGTCGATAACAAGTCCTCGTATTCCTTTCTTTTTAACAAGGTATTTAGCCTTCTCAAGGATGTTGTCTAGTTTGCTGTCCTCCTCTGGTTTAATAAAAAAGAAGTTTTCGTTAAAGTAGTTCTTGGCTAATCTTAACTCCAACTCGTTCATGCGGCTGAAGGACTTCCCTATTAGCTTCTCGGCAAACTTACTGAAGTGAAGTTGTAGTGGGTAATTCTCTGGAGAGTAGACTCCAAACTGCCAATCGTGCTTAATGTTTAGTAGCGACATCATAAAGTCCGTAAACTCAGATTTTCCATGACCAGGTATTCCAGTGATGACTGTTATATAACCTGGGTGGAACTTTAGTAGTTTGTCAAAATCAGCTATGCCTATCTCACAACCTACAGGAAGTCCGTTATGGAAGTAGTCGTCGATCTCTTCTGATATATCAAGGGCGGTGAATATTCCTGATACTGGAAACGGCTTCTTATTGTCGATTGTTTCCTTGATGGCCGATGGTCCGTATTTAACTAGGCATTCGTTTGCATCTTTGCAATCCCTGAATGAAACCTTATAACAGTTCTCGGCACCGAGTCTTCTTACGAGTTCGTCTCTTAGGTTATTTCCAGCGACGTCATTATCTGTAGCTAGGATAAACTCCGTATCGTTTTCAAAAAGGTCAATACAATTATCGAGGTATGACAGATTATTGCGTCCAATAGTAGCCCCATTAGGTACTGATACTACGTTTCTGTATCCTGCTTCGTGAAAAGAAAGAGCATCCATTTCTCCTTCGCAAATAATAACCTGTTTGGAGTTAATAACTGCGTCGATGTTATAAAGGCAAAGTTCTGCCTCGGATACCATTTTAAAGTTTTTCTGGCCGTCCCTGTATTTGACGTTGATGAGCTCCCCGTTTTTGAAGTAATTAAACTGAATGGTATTTCTCTCCTTTTGGACCTGTGGCATATAAGTCTTACCCTCAGTAATTCGGAAGTGGATTAATGTGCTTGCGGATATTTTGCGATCCCTGAACCAGTTTACTGCGGCCCCTGATAATATTTCAAGTTTCGGGTTCCACTCTGGCTTTTTAAATTTAGGCTCTGGTTTAAATTCTTTCTTTTCAACGAGCACTACGTTACAGTGATTGCACCTGCCTACCTTCTTGTTGTAATTAAACGAGAAGCATTTCTCTTTCTGCTTCTTCCTTGTGTGGGAACAAACCGGACAAGTCATATGGTTCTCTCCGTCTCTTTGGACTTCGATATCATACTCTTGTTTATCTTCTAGGTTAATTACAATCATTAGTAAACCATTTTAATCTTTGGCGTTTCTGGGGATAGGTCCTTAAACTTATTCAACTTGTCGGCCCTAGTTATGTATTCTGGTGTAGCGTAATAATAAGGAGTGCTGGTTTCCCCTCCTTGTATATGCCACTTATCTTGATGTAAGGCTAATAGTGCTTTTTGAAAATCGTCCATGGTAAAGCCTTCTTTCCTTCTTGCTGAGAATTGACGCTTAGACTTACTATCACCTTTCTTAGTTCCTGGCTTCCCGTTCTTGGTGAAGATAGAGTTATACATATTCATAAACTCACCGAATTCGGATTTGTCCGACGTAGTTTCCTGTAGGAATTCCATAAGCAGGATTAGTGGTTGTCCGTTTTCGATAATAATTAAACGGCCTTCACCATCCCTATCAATGGTAAGCGGGGTTTTGAATTTATTAAATTCTTCGTAAATCTTTTCTATCATTTGTTTGCTTTAAAAAAGATCTGGCGATCGAGCCCGTAGCCAACGACCAAGAAGGCAATCGGGGCTCGGCCAGATTAAGTTAAATGAACCGCTAATTCAGCCGATTCAAGATATTGTTTAAGACCTTCGCTTACTTCCATGAAGAATTGATAGGCTATGTTAGATGGGTTTCCCTCCAACGTAATTAATCCTATTGCGGATAAGTCGTGGATCATGTCCTCCATATCTACTCCTGGTTCGTACACTACGTCGTGGAGAGTTATGTTGGACGCGATATTCTGCGTTGTCTTGTGATACCAAACATAAAAAAGAACAGTCTTTATCAATGCCGAGTTATGTCTACTAACCGGTGTTCTGAACCCAGTTATCTTCTCAAACACGTAGCAGAGATGATCTTTATAACGGTGAATATAAAGACTTATTGTGCACCACTCAATAATTTTATCTGGGTTCCGCAGCTTATCATCCATGGCAACGAGGTTATACCCTACTGCATTCATAAGATCCACTACGTTTTGGAAGCCAGGCATCACACCCATATCCCTGTATTTAATGTAGTTAGAAGCGTGAGTCATACCAGCTCTCCGGCAGAGTTCCTCGATGTTAATTCCTAGTTTAATGCGTCTAGATTCAATAAGATCAATAAAATTCATAAGTTAAAGTTTTAAGGGAACAAGCCCATATCTCTACGAGCTTGTTGACCTAGTTAGAATTTATATAAAGAACGAATAGATATTACAAATATTGTGAATTGATTGCATATAAGCAATTAATCTTTGGAAAGTCTTGATAATGACCACCCTTTAGCCTTTGCCTCTTCGGGGTTCATCTCGATCCATACGTGCCCTTCCCTGGAAACAGGCAGCATATATTTTCTGTCGGTGAGGAGTGTTCCGGTTCTCCCTTTCATGTGGTGGATTTCGGTGGCTGGTTGGTTTGTTACTGGGCAGATTGGGTTGGACGCAAGTATCTCGGCCCTAATTTTAAGGTACTCTTGGTTTTGTTTGCGTCGCTTATCACTTATTCTTTTCATAGAAAACTACGGCTACTATTCTACCGATCTGGATTAGTTCTTTCATGGGTTAAGCGTTTATACCTATTATATACCGGATCATACTTCCTCACCAACTCCCGCTTTAACTTTAACATATCACCCAGGACCACCTCCTTATATTTCATCCCGTCAAACTTCTTCCCATTTAAACTATCGAACAAGTCTCCATTAAAACTTACACAACTGCCAACATAAACTACTCGGTATCTATAGTACAGTAACCATACATATCCAAACCCATTCTTCTTTGTAAACTTATTCATAG